CAATGCGGCAACCCAAATCAGCGGCCATCAGATCAGTGAATCAAGCGTAGGCACCGCCAATACGCTCGACCTGATGCTGTTGGGCTTGCATGATGTGCCGGACAACGAACATGGGCCATATGCCCGCATTGAAGTGATGTTTAACCGTCACTTCTTCAACTTGGGACGCACGGGGGTTTAATCACACATGATCATCAGGACACAATTACCTGACCTCTTCCTGGTCGATATGCTTCCCGCAATCGACGAAATCGTTCACAACAAATTCAAACAACGTGCGCCGCAGTACAAGCAGTTCTTCCGCGTCAAGCCGTCCAAGCGGGAGATGGAGCAAACGACGGGATTCTCGGGGCTGGGAAATCTCGTTAAGGTCGCCGAAGGCGCCCCAACCAAGTACGACGAACCCGTGATGGGCTTCCGCAAGACGTACATCCATGATCAGTACTCGCTGGGCTTCCGGGCATCCCGCGTACTGCGGGACGACGATCGCTATGGCGTCATTGCCAAAATGGCCGCGGCGCTAGGCCGCAGCGCACGGGAAACACGGGAACTGCATCACGCTCAATTCATCAACACAAACCCTGCCGGACCCGACGGCGTTCCTCTGTTCAGCGAACTCCATCCGATCTACAAGGCTGGCGGAGTGCAGTCCAACCGCCTTGGCGTGACTTCCGATCTCGATGTCGTGAGTCTTCAGCTTGCCCTCACCAAAATGCGCAAATGGAAGAGCCCGGAAGGGCATCTCGTCCGTCTGCGGCCGGAAAAACTCGTCGTGCCTCCAGACCTGGAATGGCGTGCGGCTGAACTGCTGGGCGGCACCATGCGCTCCGATACGGCCAACAACACCATCAATGCCTTCCGGCATCGCGATGGCGAATCCAGCTTCACCAAGTACGTTGTTTGGGACTACTTGACTGATCCCCTCAAATGGTACGTCTGGGCGGAAATGGATGACCTGGATCTGAAGAGCTACAGCCGGGAAGAGCCCAACACCATTCATGATGTCGATTTCGACACGCGATCCATGAAGACCGCCATCTGGACGCGCTACAGCTATGGTGCGGACGGCGGCGCCGGTGTGTTTGGAGGATTCTGATGCCACAAGGAACAACGTTTTACGGCCCCCTCTCCATCAAGGAGGGGGGGCTGAAGCTGTTCGACGCCAAGCTGAATAAGATCTCCGCTGAAGAGAAAATGATTCGGGTGGAGGTGCCTGCTTCGGCAGTGCTGACCCTGAATGCAACGCCATTCACACTGGTGCCTGCTCCCGGAGCCGGAAAGCTGGCTGAGTTCCTCGGAGCAATCGCCATGCTCGACTACGCCGGAACCGCTTATGCCGGCATTGCAGCCAATGAGGATTTGGTGATCAAGTACACCAACGCCTCCGGCGTGGTGGTTTCCAATACTCTGGAGACAACAGGCTTCCTCGACGCCACCAGTGACCAGTTCCGCACCTTCAAGGCCATCTCCACAGACCTTACGCCAGTGCCGAATGCACCATTGGTGCTGCATCTGCTCAATGGCGAAGTGACAACGGGGAACAGCCCGCTGATTCTGCACGTTTCCTACCGCATTCACGAGCTGGGGGTGTAGACACATGGCCCTCTCGCTTCAAACGGCGCAACTCTTTGTCAATAAACTGGCCGCGGACCTGGCGGCGCGGGTGGTTCAGCAGTCCACCGTCCTGCCTGCCGTCACGGCACAGCACCAGCAGGAAGTCGTGGCGCCATCCGCCGCGTTGACCCTGAACCACACTGCCCGCAACGGGTCCGCGCTGAGCGCTAACGCGGATGACTTCAACTCGTTTTCAGCAACGCTGCCTGTCCAGCGGCTGCTCGATGACAGCAGGTTCTACGCAGAAACGCTCCAGACACTGGCTCAGCTACAGGTGGACGTGCTGGAGACCGCGCTACTCAATATCGTTAACGCAGCCACAGACAACGCCCCACTGGGCTCTCAAGGAGTGGCCCTCACGCAAGCTGTTATCGACAGCGCGATCAATGCGCTGTTGGCCCGTTCCATTCCTCCGGGAGACCCGATCAGTCTGATTTTGTGCACCAAGATCGCCACAGGAACAAACAGCCCCTATCGTGACGTGCTGGCTCTGTCTGGGATTCTGAACGCCGAGCAGGTGGGAGATGTGGCGCGGGCGGTGGCGGTGAATTACCGCCCGCCCCGCTATCGCGGCATGAACATCATCCGGTCGGCGAACGTAAGGCAGAGTGGCGTCCCGTTGACTCAGCACAACCTGGCCCTGGCAAAGAGCGCATTGCTGTTTGCCACCTGCCGCAATGGTCTGACAAATGACAGCTCAAACGTGCAGGCCTACTCAGAGTCGGGCGTCACCGGCATGCGCATCGCGCTGGCGTTCACTGGCGCGGATGATCAGGCCGTGACGATATCGAGCCGGGGCGCTGCCGTGCTGTCACGAAATTCATATGCCATTTTGTTGAGGAGTTAAGGGGATGGCGCAACTGAACCTGAAGGCTCAGATCCGCAGCTTTGCCGGCATGAACGCCGGGGGCTGGACTCCTGTCACGTGTCCAATTTACGAAGCCCGCACCGTGACAATTTTCAATCCTGACCTGGGGGCTGATATCGAACTGTGCACCGATCCCAATGACACCGCGGCGGTTGTCGTCATACCGCCAAGCTCACAACACCAGATCCGCATCAGCAGCAAGGCGCTCAGCGGATACATTCAGGATCAGGTAATCGCATATGTGCGAGGATCAGGCGACCAGCCCAAGCTGACCTTTGAGGCATAAACAAAATGACTTGGGGAGAAATTCGAGCCGAGCTTGCCGCCCTGGTGCCTGGCCGGGGCAATGACCTGTTGTCGGCTTGGATGCGCCGCAGCTACCGGGAAATCCTCGATCAGCGCGACTGGATGGGTTTGCACGCCGACGGAATCCTTCAGACAGTGGCGGCCCACAATGCTGGCAGTATCAGCCTGACCAGCGGATCAACGGCTGTCACTGGCGTGGGTACGGCATTCACATCCGCAATGACCGGACGCAAGATCCGCGCAACTGGCGGCCGCGAATGGTACACCTTCACCTACGTCTCGCCCACCAGCGGCACGCTGGACCGTCTTTACGAGGGAACAACTGGGACCAATCTGGGTTACACAATCTACCAGGACACCTACACCGTTGCGCCAGAAGTGAAGCTGGTGGAGACAATGGGCGGGGAGGGACCACAAACCTTTGAGTTCTTGAGGAGCCTGGACTTCCTGACTGGCGAGCCTCAGCTATGGGCTCCCGGCAACGACACCGATGAGAGCAATCCGCCAGTGCTGCACACGGTGGAGCTTTGGCCGGCGCCGCAATCGGCCATCGGCATCCCTTACCGCTATCTGACCGCCGTGTATGAGTTCGATGGAATGAACACCAGCGACTCCCCATTGCCGTGGGTGAGCCCGGACGCCATTATTGCCGGAGTTCTCCACCGGGCAGGGGCGCAGGACCGCACAGACTTTGACCGCTTCCTCTCACTGATGGAGCGGGTGGAAAACCAGCGCACCCCCTCTCAGCGCATGCGCATGTCGCCAGTCTTCCGGCCGCAGCCGCACCGCATGAGGAGATGGCGATGAGATTCCGCAGCGGAGCTATTACCTGGATCAGTCTTGCCGTGATGAGCATGCTGGCCATGCTTGCTCAGACCTCGCGGCCACGCCCCGCCTCGAGCCCCAGCGTTGTTTCCTCCTTTCTTCGCTGGGGCGGCGGGGCGTTTACCTCCGGACACTGCCTGATGCTCGACGCAACGGGTGCGGCTGCCGATGCGGGAGCCCCATGCTCTTTGCCGTCGGGCAACGTGCTGTTCTTCGCGGGTCCACGCACCAGCGGACATTGCGTGCAGTTCGATGAAGAAGGGCGAGCTGTGTCAGCCGGCGCACCCTGCGGCGCCGGCGGCGGCGGCAGTCCGGGAGTGAATTGGGTGTTTGTGGATTTTGAGGTTCCGTCGGGATCCCTCAACGGCGTCAATGCCACCTTTGTGCTTGCCCACGCTCCCAATCCGGCATCCAGCCTGAAGGTGTTTTGGAATGGCCTGCGGCTTCGCGCGGGAGGAGTGGACTATTACCTGAGCAACGGCAATATCATCGTTTTCACGGGAGGCATTCCATCAACAGGGGATCAACTGTTTGTGGAATACCGCTACATCCCATGACCCTCGGAGAGCTGCAAACCCGGACGCTTGAGCGGCTTGGCGAGACGGCAGCCGCCGGCAGCTACTACACGGCTGAAGAGGTGCGGATCGCCATCAACGAAGGGCAGCGGCTGTTTTCCTATTTGACGCTGTGCCTGGAATCAACCGCAAGCCTGACGCTCACCGCGAATCAGGCCTGGTACACCCCTCTTGCGGCAATCCCGGACTGGATTGCGCCCCTGCGGGTGCGTATTTCCGGAACGGGAGGGACTAAACTGGAGCCCAAACGGCTGGAGCAACTAGATGCGCTTTCCTCAACTTGGCAGACTGAATCAGGACCTCCGCGACGCTACGCTAGCCTTGGGCCTAACCTGCTGGCTGTGCATCCTCAGCCATCAAGCGGCGGAGCCGCCCTTGCCATCACCTACGCCCGCAGCCCCGTCGCCCTCACTGGAGCCGGGCAGTCGCCGGAGATCCCGGAAGAGTACCATCCGGAATTGATTCATTACGCCCTGCCACGGCTCCGGTCCAAGGAAGGCGCGGAGGAGTGGGCAAAGAATCTGCCAGACTTCAAGCGATTCTGGCAGGCGGCGAAGAAAATGGCAACTTTTGTGCGATCACGAAATCAATCCGCAAAATATGACACTCTGCCGCCAGAAGCCTCATGGTTTGATCGCTCGCGGTGGACGAAAGGAAGCACCCCTTGGCAGACAATCTCGGATACACCCCCGGCACGGGAAGCACCATTGCAACAGACGACGTAGGTGGAAACCACTTTCAGCGCGTCAAGCTGACTGACGGCACGCCAGACAGCGCTGCCTTCATCCCTGGCGACACAGCCAATGGGCTCGATGTGGACGTGACGCGCGTCCAAGGAAACGTGACCGTCGTGCAGGCGACTGCAACAAACCTGAAGGTGGATGCCTCTACGGTTCCTGTCCCTGTCACCGACAACGGCGGAACGCTGAGCGTGGATGACGGCGGCGGGAACCTGTCCGTCGATGACGGCGGCGGTAGCCTGACCGTGGACGGAACCGTTACGTCGAATCAGGGCGCCCCCAACACCAACGCAAACGCCTGGCCGGTGAAACTGGCCGAAGGCTCAAACGCCGCGCAGCTCACCAATGTCGCAGGCAGCTATGCGCTCAAGGTGGACGTTGTGCAGGATATCGGAGCCAGCGCTCAGCTAGACAAGAGTGGATTCACCGAGGGGTCAGGGCGCATCAGCGTCAGCGGCGGAGTACTGAATGAGTCAATCGCCAGTGATCCAGCCGAGGATCAAGTAGCGGCGTATCGAATTACGCCAAAACGCGCCCAGCATGTCAACCTGAGAAGGAACGATGGAACTGAACTCGGCATATCTGCCACACCTCTCCGTGTTGATCCTACTGGCACTACACCCCAACCAGTCTCGGGAACGGTAACCGCAACCTTATCTGGCACGACAAACGCCGGAGCCACAGCTAAACTGCTCGACCTGGACACCGGGGCGGGGGTGGACAACGTGGCGGCGTTTGCAATCGCGCTGCCGAAATCTGGCGGAGCCGTGGCGGGCGGAACAAGCGCGGACCCGATCAGGGTGGACCCCACCGGGACTACGACGCAGCCGGTGAGCGGCACAGTGACGGCGAATCAGGGCGGAGCCCCATGGTCCCAAAACATCACCCAGATTGCCGGACAGGCCATCGTGACTGGAGCCAACGGACTGCAGCGGGTTGGCATCGTGGGCGCGTCCGGAACCGTGTTTTCCGATACCGCGCCCTTGCCGGTTGCCCCATCCGGAAACCTCAACCGAACCGTGGTGCGCAATGCCGTGGCGTTCACCGCAAGCCAGACCGATGTCGCCCTGCTGACGCCTACCGGGGGCAAGCGCATCGTCGTCGAAAGCATTCTTTTGAAAATTGGTGGCGGCGGCGTTCTGCAAATCTTCGGCAACACCAACAGCCCCTCGAAGATGCTGGTGGACGGCAATTTTGCGGTGGACGACCTGATCCAGCTTCAGTTTCCCAATGGGCATCCTCTCGACGCGGTGAATGATGTTCTGCGCTACACCAGCGGCGCTGGCGCGGCCGGGCGAATCACTGTCTTCGGTTACGAGGTCTAGCCTTTATGCCTCACGGCTGGCTGCGCGGGAAGGGGCCTTACCGATGATCTTCTTTTTTTTCTCGCCAGCCGGAGCCGCCCCACCGGCTGGGATTGACCTGCGCGACTGTTTGGAGGCGATCTATCCCACGCTCAACGCGCAAGGCCCCGGAGACCTAGTGTGGTGGACAGAATCCGAGCTGTACGCATGGCTGGACGAAGCGGCCAAGAAGCTGGCCAGGAGTACTGGCTGCTTTCTGACGCGCGACGATACGACCGTGGTGGTGGTGGCCGGAACTGGCGCCTACAGCCTGCCCGCGCGGCACATCTCGACGGTGCACGCATCCTTGAGTGGGCGGATGCTCGACCGGTCCAACGTGCAGGAACTCGAAGCGCGGGATTCCGCATGGCCAGACTCCCAGGCGGACATCTCGCAACCCTTCCCCCTGCGCTACTCGCTTGATGCCGGAGGCCCGACAAGCATCGTGTTGCACCCCAAGCCGAATACCGGCGGCGGTGGGCCGCTGGCGATCGTGATGCACCAGTACCCCGCAACGATTGAGGCAGGGGCGAGCGTGGCGGCTTTGCCCGCGCCGCTGCGCGAATACTTCACCTTCTTCGCTCTGGGTGAAGCCCGCGGCAAGGAATCCAAGGGCGCCATGTACGAAGTGGGGAGATGGTACCGGCAACTGGCCGGGTTGGTGGAGCAGGTGGCAATGGATTACTACGGACAAGCGCAGTGAGGCGGAAATGAGATACCGGATTGAAAAGCGGTCTGACGGCAAATGGCATGTGTTCGCCATTGGCGAGGAGACCTCCGTGTGGTGGGACTCCTGGTACGTGGCCAAGATTTATCTGGATGCCCGAATCCGGTGCGATGCACAGGAAGCGCTGGAACGAATGGAGCTGGAAATCTAAATGGCTTACCAGAAGCAGAGTGAACGCATTCTGGCCGGGGGCTTGTCTCTGTTGCCCCCAGGCGAGAAGCTGAACGACGGCATGTGCCCACAGCTCGAGAACTGGCGGTCCGATCAAGCTGGGCAATTGATGAGCCGCCGCGGCATGCAGCCAGAGTCTGGCGTCATTGGGGGTCCCATTCATACGCTCTTCCGGATTGGCAATGACCGCTACGCTGGAGCTGGTTCGAATCTGCGCCGCGGCAGCAACATCGAAAATGTGATCGCTTCAGGCTTTGATGGCAAGCCGCTGGGAATCGCCGCCGCCAACGACAACATCTTTGTGATGAATCAGTCTCGCCGCCTGCGGAACAGTCCTCACGGCGTGCGGAACTGGGGCATTGCCGCGCCAACCACGGCGCCGGTGGCGAGCCCTGGGGCGGTGGAAAGCGCACCACTGGTGGAGTTCGATGAGGCCGAAGGCTGGGATGTCTACTTCATCGGAGCGACGGAGCAGGAAACGACCAAGAACGCGACCGTCGAAGTGGTGGTGACTGACGCCGGCACGGTTTCCGTGACCAATGGATCGGCAACGGTCAATGGCGTGGGAACAAACTGGACAGAAACGATGGTGGGCCTTCCCATCCGGATATTTGGCGCCAATTTCGACACCTTCACCACTGTGGCCAGCGTCAGCGGTCCCACCACTCTGACAATCACAGGAAACTACACAGATGTCTCGGAATCCGGTCTGGCATACCGGATTACGCGGACGGCCAGCGCACGAAACTGGGACTCAAGCAACAAACAGAGCGGAACACACAGCCTGCATGTGGCCGCGAATCCACCCGGCAAATACCAGGTGCGCCGCGAAGAGTTTGGGCCAGTGGACACGCGCCTGGGCAATGCCGACGATGCGGACATTTTTCAGTTATGGTTCTACGCCTCCCGTCCTCAGTTTATTGAGAGCATCTATATCGAGCTGTACTCTGGCGGCGGGGCCACGCGGCCACTGGCCTTCGCCATCGTCGATCCATCCCTGCTCAATCAGGGCAGCTTCTCTTGGACTCAGCTCGACATCCGCCGGGGACTGGATACCTGGGCTATCGTGAGCCAGAACGAAGAGTACATGGCTCTTCAGACGCAAGCAAGGGAAGCAGAAGAGGCGGACGACAGCGCACAAGCCTCAACCCTGCGGGCGGCCGCGCAGCAACTATTCGACCAGATCCTGAAGAACACGCCTTACTTCCGCTACACGGACGCCTTTGACTGGGGCCAGGTGACGCGCATGGTGGTGGAAGTGAATGTGTCACAAGCTTGTGACTTCCACTTGGACCAGATGCGGGTGATTGGCGGCGTTTCCGGACCGCTGGATGGCGAAGCCAGCTTCTTCGTCACCTACGGAAACAACGAGGGCCATGAGAGCCTTCCGAGTGAACCGAGCGAGCCGATTGTGCTGAAGCGGCAGAGCGCGACCGTGCAGATTCCAGTGAGCCCTGATCCGCAAGTGGACCGGCGCTATCTGTACCGGGTTGGCGCAGGGCTGAATGCGCCAGCCTACCGCGTACTGGTGATCTGGGACAACGTGACCACCACATGCATCACGACCATGGGCAACGAAGAGGCGCAGCGCAACAACGAGCGGCTACGGCAGGACACCGGACTTCCCCCTCCAGCCAAGGGACTGGTGGGCCCATACCTGAACCGGCTGATCGCCTTCAATTCGGCGGCGCATCCAAACCGCTACTGGTACACGCCCGAGGGGGAGCCCCAGTACTGGGAGGATGCAAATGACCCAGACGAGGGAAGCTGGGAAGATCTCGGCGAAGCCTACGAAGAGATCGTCAATGCCACCACGCACAAGCGAAGTGTGTGGTTTTACAAGCAGAAATCCATCTGGCGGCTGAGCGGAGACCCGGAAACAGCAAGCGCCGAACAGACAAACGCCAATGTGGGGCTGGCGGCAGAGCGGGCAGTGGTGAACGCCGGCAGCGTGGACTACTTCTTTGGCGGAAAAGGCATCTACCGGTTCAACGGCGACTTCGAGGAGCTGATCTCGCAACAGATTGATCCCATCTTCAAGGGCGAGTACGCCCAGTTCGGCAACATCGACATTCCGCCTCTCAATCAGGACTATGCGCACACCTGCGTGATGGGGCTCTACCATCAGCGGCTGTTCTTCAGCTACCCCGAAGCGGGGCAA